GGGTTATAAAATCTTGGTAAACCCAACCAATCTTGTGCTTCGTATATCTGTTTCAGGGTTATATTCGAATCGAGTGTATTAATATCAACTTTTTTAAAACGTATACCCTCGTTAATAGTTAAAGTTTCAGAAACATTACATAATAATTTACCTTCTGACCCATTATTATTATCAATATATGTACCGCTTTTTTTATTTGGAAAATCTTCATCTTCGTGACACGATATATCCGTTTCGTGATTATGATACTTAGTTTTTTTGTCCCATGGATCTTTATTTCCCGAATCATTCGAAAATATTATACCATCCGATTCACAATATTTTCCGGTCCTTTTTACATGTCCAACTTGACAATAGTCGTCGCTTCCATCATCATTATAGGGATTATTACCAATCATGGTAACTTCAAGTTTTTCATTTTGATTTGAAAGTGATTCTTCACCTTTCTCCACTGTATACACTTTAAAAACACCGTCTTTATGGTACGGCGTACCGTACCATTTATGCTTCCATTCTGGAACCGGTTTCTTCGAACACGTTATAGATTTATCTTCACCTATAATACACCATTTTAATTCATCACTATCAATTTTTCGTCCCCTAACGGTTTGTAAATTAAAATTACCTGATCTACCGCCGTCTTTAGTTGAATCTTTAAAACTTAGATAAAATAAGGTCGAACAATTTAATTGTATATCCTGTATGTAATTAGTAGACGTAAATTTCGTTCCGGCCGTTTTTACCTTATTATTATCATCGACATAATAATAATAATCATCACCGTAAGACTTTTTACCGTCGGTATTGGTGTTTATTATACCACCCACAATCTGATACCACCCTTCTTCCGGTAAATTATCGGGTTTTTTGTCCCACTCTATTTCAGGTCCGTCGACCTTTGTAAGTTGAGACTTTGTTAAAGTAATTTCATCTTTATTTACGAGAAACTCTTTATACCCGACTTTATTATTAATACCTTTCTTGTTGTAATATAACGTTAATTTTACGTTTTTGCTTGTAATCTTATAATCAAATACTGTATCTTTTAAAAAATTTACAGATACGTCAGTATAACTCTTTAATACTGATGGATCCGTATACTCTTTAGTGATTGTTCGTGTACCATCATCACCTTCTAAACTTGGAAATTCACCAACGAGTATCCATTTAGTAACACCATCAACCTTACCATTACGCCATGAAAAGTCTATAGATTCTAAGGTATAACTTTCAGTTTTTTTATAATGTATGTAAATCAATACAATTATTATGATACATAAAATGATAATTAGAGTATTACCATTAATCATTTTATATATGATGAGATTTAAATATAATTCATATTATCCTGACTCATTTGCCTCTACCTGTGCTGCTTTTAAATCTGCTTTGCGTTTCGCCTCTTGTTCGGCTAGGTATTCTGTATGATTATATTCCTTTCCATCTTCATCCCACCCATATTGATTTAACTTACATACCTGCTTTGTAAGCGCCTTATTGTAAAAGTCTTTATATACGTGATTTTTAAAAAATAGAGCATTCTGATAGTGTGATTGATCACTGGGCCACAAATTTGTATTGTTCAAATTAAGACAGTTGTTCTCATTTTTGTTTTTACATTTATTATTTATTAATACAAGTGCAGAGTCAATTGTTTTATCTATGGCTTGTCCAAACGAACCGCGTACAATAACGGGTGTGGCATTAGGGTTGGCGACATAATTGGCATAATCAGTACCAGCATATTCGTTCGCCCACTTTGTACCTTTTAAATCTAGTGCTAGATCATCTTTTGTTTTTGGTTCACACCTTTTTTTATCTTCTAACGTACCGGCCCTTGGATCAATCTCAACTACAGGTTTCGTAGCAGATCCTCGCCAACTACAGATTGATCCCTCAAAATTTTTATCTAAGTCCGGTAATTGGGCTTTAAGACTATTAGCATTCCAGTTATTGAAAACGTTATACGTAGGTAGATGAATTTGTCCGGCTCTACCGGCGTGTGTCTTACTCTCACCAAAATCATCTTGTATAGTTTTAATTTTACCCGAAGTAGTTTCATTTTTTTTCTCCGCTAGACAAAGTTCCTTTTCTGTTATTGCTTTACACTGATTATCTATTGCGTCTTTTAACGCTTTCACATCATCACCTTTAGGACATACTCTACCTTCATATCCCCCTGGATTATCTCTACCTCTTGGTCCATATTTAAATGAATGTTCTCCTTGTACTCCACCTTCTTCCCACATATGCCAGAAACAATCACTAGTAAGATCGGGGCTCCCCCAACATTTTTCTTTCATACGATATTCTTTGAGTAAATGTCTGAATGGCGGACTTGAATATATATCAGCCGTGCTAAATTTACCTTCACAGCCACTAGATACTCCCTTTCTATCATAATTACCTTTATGTTTACACCCAGTTCCCCATTCTGGTAAGTCGAGACCACTTTCCCCTTGAGTATATTTTGTATACCCGGGATTTGCGTTAAAAATTTTTTTACACATTTCATTCCTGGTATCATCATCGTTTACACGAACATTTCTATCTTCAGCTTCTTTTTTAACATCTTCTTTAAATCTACTTATACACGTTTTCCCACTCGGATGGGTGGTACCTCGAAGAATTTTAAATGTGTTCCAACGTTTATTACTTCTATCAGAGACTGATTTCCATGCTACAGTTTTTTTAAACTCAGTACCTTTATCTTTCCCCAATTCAGTTGCAGTACACGTATTAGTAACACTTTCCATTACAATTTCTTCATCGGATATTTTAGTTTTAGTCTCACCTTCTTCACCATCATAATCTATTCTATACAAAAAACCATCCTTCATTATATATTTACGAGCATTATCTCGCCAAGAACCATCCTCTGTATTTGTAATTTCAAATTTATCCTTATATCCGTATTTTTCATTCGGATCTAGGGCCGCATCTTTATAAAATCTACGATGTGTCGAATATTCCTTTTTATCATCGTCATACTTTATCGTGTTTCCCCCATATGTAAAATTACGCCCGCTATCATATTTTAGAAATGTTTTTGTCCACTTATTGTTATTCGCACTTCTTAAATAAAACTCGTTACTCCAACTTTGATATTTATGTAAATAAAATATATCGTAACATTCTTTATTCTCATATGTTTTATCTGAAAACTCAAATTCATTTTTGTCATTTATTACGAATTTTTTAGAACCCGTTTTGGATTTTATAGTAACATACCCGTCCGAAAACTCGTAATCTGCATTATTAAACACGAAAAGTTTTTCCTTTATTATTGTAAGAAGGTCTAAAGTAATACTAAACATATTTTTAGTCAAATATATCTTTTTTGTAATAAGGGGATCGGTTTCTTCGTTATAATAAAGATCGACTTGCAAACCTTTATTTATAGTATATATAGTAAAATCTCGAGCACTGAATGTAACTTCACTACTCTTAAAAGGTTTGAAATATTCCGGGTTATCCTCTTTTTTTATTACCTTAGTTTCAAGAAGGGAAAGATTACCATTATCATCAGCCCCTGTTAACTTAATAGTCCATTTAGTAACATCGTTAAGTGTTTTGTTTCTCCATTTGAATTTTATACCTTCGGTTTTAACAGTATACCCTTCTGATGTCATGCACTTTGCGAGTATCAGAACCACTACGGCAATACATAAAATGAATAATAACTTTCGATCAGTTTTAGTTATCATTTTATATACTACGAGATATTATTTAAAATAATTTTTTAGTATTTTTCTTCGATCGCATACCCTGATTTTTTAGATCTTGATACTAGTGTGTAGATAATCCCTCCAAAAAGAAGTGCCATAACTAACGGTATTCCGATATCTTGTAAATCCATTTTTTTATATAGTATAGTAATATATAAAAATGCGGCCTGTTACTTCAGTATTACCTGAAGCACTTTTGATCGGTATCATGTTACAGGTTTTAGTTATGGGTCTTACAAAATATGTATATAAAGGGGCGGGTGTACTTATAATATCAGGCGCACTCATACATTTACTTTTTGAGTATTCGCCATTTGGTAATATTAATGAAAAATGGTGTAAAATGATATTTTAATTAAAATTCGTCTATTTCCATATCAACATTCATGTTTCTTAAAAGAGTCTGCCCTTTATTGGTAAGATCTTCTAAGGTATCATTCAGTTCTTTCAACTTATCCTTAACATTCTCGTTATAATCATTCAAATAGTTTTTAAAAAAGGCTCGTGCATTACCAACATCGTGGCCTGCATCTAACATACACCCTAACGTGTATCTGCGTAATCGAATACCAAGTTCATCCGCGCGTTCTTTTATAGCAGCTTTACGAACAGTTTCAGTTATTCTTTGTCGCGGTTTTGTTTTACTAATCAGTTTCCTCGTATCTGTAATTTGTTGTCGTATTTGTCTCAATTCATTTTCCTCGTATTCTCTCTGTGCCCTTTCCAGCATTATCAAATCATTTTGGTACGCGATATTATCTCTTTCCCAATTTCGTGTTCTATCAAATAAAAAATCGCGGAGTTCATTTTCTTCATCTGGATGTGCTAAAAGAGCACTATCATCTTCGTTATCAAGGTGACCCACGGGTGAATCCGCATCGGCGTCTCGTAAATTATCATCTTCATAGTATCTATACCTATTTCCTCTTTCTGTTCGTATAGGCATAAATGGAACCATTCGTTCGTGAGTGTTATCGGACATTACTTCTCTCAACATAAATCTTGTATTATCATCATCTTCCGAGTCAGATTCGGTTTCATCATAATTTGAATTCGATGGTACAATAATATCGTGAATCTGTTTTATAGAATTACACATCTCTAAATAATGACCCTCAGATACATTATCAGAGTTTAAATCAATCAAACGCATTAAATTAGTAAGATGTTCCATTTTGATATTTTAAAAAATAAAAAAATATAAATCAACTTAGGTTGCTTACGTCTAGATTTATTTCGTAAAAAGAGTCTATAATACCTTGGTTTACACGCATAAAAGAACGTATAGTTTCCATTTCATTTTCAACGGAATCAAGATTACGTATAAATCTTTCTCTCTGACCCTGTCTAAATTCGTTCGTAAAACGTAAATATTCCGTAAAAAACTCATCCGAATTACCTGCGTATCCAAGTTCTTGTAATTGTTCTAAAGTATCACAAATGGGTAATTGTAAAGCGTAACAATAGGCATCTAACGCCTCTTTTTTAACACTTCTTGTTAAACGATATCTTTTTTTACACGTGTTTAATCCTCTTTTTATTGATTTTCGTTCACGAACAAGGACCATACATCTAGCAATTATAGTATCTAAAGGGTTTTCTCTTAATCGGGGTGGTAAAATACGAACACGTCGATTATTTCTAGAAATGTCTCGAAGTGTATTACAAATTTCTAAATAATCACCTTCAGGTATTTCATCTGAATGATTATCAACTAAACTCATGATTTTTTGAAGTGTAGTACTTGTCATGGTTATATATTACAAGATGCTATTTTTTAAATGAAATTCGTCTAAATACGACTTATAAAATTCAGTCTCGTTCGACACGCACGGGTCGATGTGTAAAAGTTTTTTGTATGTATAAACGTTCTTAATGCCTATCTCTTTACACCGAGACGCGATTGCATAGTTTCGAATCGTCTGGGTTACGTTCCTTCGTTTCGTAACACTCACGCGCTTTGACGGTTTCTTAGGCTTTTCATATGTCTGTTTCTGAGCCTTAAAAAGATCAAATTCGTCTTTGAGAAAAAGAAACTGTTCTTTCCAATGGTCTCTTTCTTTATATGTTTGAACTAGGTGCTTATTCATTGCGTAGAGTTCTGGATACTTTTCTCGTGTTGTCACCATGTTTTAAAAGTATTAAAGCTTCGATTACTTCACCGATTTCTTTGTGTTTTAAGCAGAATCCGTTCTTACCAGCTCTACAATAACAGTTCTGGTAGGGACAGTTTGGTCTCATTTATTTTTTATTTTTTATATTTTACTGAATCGACTTAGGTCTCAGAATCACTCACAATTTCACCTTCTTCGATTTCGGTATCGGATTCAGAAAGCATTTCACTTTCATCGTCACTTTCGTCGTCACTTTCAGTTCGTACATCATCAATATTTTCGGGGAGAATGTCGTAAAGATAGTCCCAGTTTACGTGACTCTTAATTTCATAATCATCAATAAAGTCATCCATCGAAATTTTATCGGAAATACCCCAATCTTCTTGAAATAACCATCTCCAATAACCAATATCTTTGTATTCGATTTTAGAAGGGAAAAGTTCAATGGTATAATTTTCACCTTCTCTGTATTTTTTTCTATAAAGACTTTCGATAGTTTCTTCTACATAAATATCGTACATGTGTTCCAAAACACCTACCGGTGACTCACAAACATTCATTTTAGGTTCAAAACAAAACGTAATGAAATGAGCTTGCCCGTAAGACGTTTCAATCTTTTTCTTAGAAACTCCCATATAAGCGATATAGTTCTTATTATTATCCGGAATAAGGTGTTCGGGGTATCCAAATTCTGCGCGTAAAGCATAAACGTCGCAACTTTTATTATTTAAATTGCTACATAAATCATTAAGGTGGGAAAGTTTAACGAGCGAGGTACAGTTTTTTAAAAGTTCGTGTGTAAGGTTATTAGTCATTTTGTTATATCATTAAAAGGTCTATATTTTTTAAGTATGATTAAATTTCCATCTTTGTTCGTGGTAACGTTTGTAAAAGACATTCCCAATCAACGTTTTCAGGTATTTTGTTTTTTAAGTAAAACTTTTCACCAGATTCGATATCTTCAAAATACCTTTTCATGTATTTAGTCCACATGCGTCTTTCTGATCTGATAACATAAGGTACAATTATCATTTCCTTATAATCTATCACTGTTCCAACTTTAGGAGATAATTTATCCACAAGCATATTTAGAAAAGGTAATGTAATTTCCTCACACCCCTTATTTTCGTGATAAAATTGAACCATTCGAATATCCGTTCTGTCACCCACTTTACTCAAACAAACATACCCGAGATACTTATTATCACCAAGTTCGGCCGGAAAATCATCTTTGGGTTTAAGTGCAAAAACTTCAACATCAATAGGTTCGAATAAACCCAATGCACTAGACATGACATCGTTCATGTCTTTGAGTTCAACAATCTCAGTGTGTTTTTTTAAAAGATTAAAAAATAAGGACATTTTTTTGTTTGTTTATTTGTTTATTTGATTTTTATATTTCATCTAACTCACTTAGGTCTTCATCGTTCATTAATAATTCTTCGGCAACTATCTGATAAAAAGCCATTTTATATGCTAAGAATCCAAAAAGTGTTGCACCCATATTAAAATCAAAAGGTAAATTCATCGAATTCCACATGGATTCAGACAATGCTAAAAATGTAGGCACTAACAATCTTTTATTTAAACCCGGTAATCTTTCAATATTATCAACATAATTAGAAAGTGAGTCTACGTATATACACGAAGCTATAGTACCAAGACTTGCAGATATACCGTCGATGGGTGTGTGGAAAATAAAATGATACGTTGAAATTGCAGCTCCGTATTTCAAAGTTGATTTTTTAATCTTAGATTTGATTTGTTCATACTCGGCTATACCCTCTTTTCTTCGAGCGGGACACGAAATTCTAAGTGTTTTAGTACCAGGGTTTATTATGCTTAACATTTATTAATATACATTACAATTTATTCATTAAGTATCTATTATATTATATCGAGATTGATATTTTCGTCACTGAAATATTTTTTTTTAAATTCTCTTTCTTTTTCGAGAAACTCTTCACATCTGATTATCGATTCGTTTATACGATCCTGTATATCGTTTATTTTTTTATCGTATAAAAACGGATCCTTATTTTTTGATAAATGTCTCCATTTATCACCAAAAATAGTTGTATATTTCAAATTACGCCTTTCGTATTCTAATTCGTTTAACATTGTTCTGTATAAAACCAATGAATATGAATCATACTCTTCACGGTTAAAATCTTTGTGAACAAACTCTTCATAAGCCAGTGTTTTCATACGATTATACAGTTGGTTCTCCCCATTTATCCCTCCATTTCCTAACCAACGTTTGGAGTCTTTCTTCTGCGAATCGTGCATTTCTTCCCCCTTTTCGTGGGGCTCCTGGACACACGAGATTTTCGTGTTCGTATTTTTGGGATTTTTCCCATATAAGCCTTTGAACGTCTTCACAGAGTTCATTTGTCGCTTGACAGAAAGCGAGTTTGTAGTCGTAAGTGTGTAAGTGCATGTAGTCCATATCATTTATATGTTAAAATTGTTAATTCTTTATTTATATTTAAAAAACTTAGGTCTATAATCTCTAAATGTTTTGTCATGCTTGGAATATTCTAAAATAATAACTTCACCCATGTCATTTTTTGATATAATCTTATCCTTTGAAAAATCTGGTGATAACATCATATCCGTATATACGTTTTCTTTAATATTAATATTAGGGTAAAGCGATGTATACGACTCTGTAGTGTTTAGTTTTTTTGAGTTCGAACCCAACAAGCGAGATATGCTTGAATAGAATGAAAACATGCTATTATTTACATTTATTTTTTTATATTGTAAATACAAGATGGTTTCACTCCAGGAGTTACCCAAAAAAGTACAGTACATAATAATTGATTCAAAATATGTAAATGGTTCAAACAATACATTTTCGATTGATCTAACACTCGAATCAAATTTACATTTAGAAGAAATGTCACAGGTATGTGGTCTAAAACCAGTTGATTTTTATATCACACAAATTGGTCAGGAAAATCCAAACTCAGATACACATGTAAGTAGTGTTGCAAAATACGTTGATATCATATGCGAAGATATACCAAAAAGAGCACAGATACTTGACGAAAGAAACGGACAGATTTTAGCACGTGTACCATTAGAACGACACTATAATCATGGTGCACATACAATCATTAGGGATAAACAATGGAAAGGGTTCCAAAGACAAACAAATTTATTTAATCCCATATCTATACAAAAACTAAATTTTGAATTATACGAGTATCAGGAAGATACAGATTACGTTACTTTACAACCTGATGCAGAATGGTACATGGTTCTTGAAGTAACAACTATAGATGTAAAAGAGAAACCGATAAATAGAGAAGTTCAAATTCTAGAAGCGTTACATAAACTTATCGGGAAGATAGATGAACTCAACATAAATGTCGAGAAACTTCCAGATAAGAATGATATCGAAAAAATGGAAAAGGAAAAAAGGAAAAAGATCCCATTAATGTACCTTTTTATATTTTTAATGTTTATGGGTGGTGGTTATTATTTACTAAATCGTAAAGTTTCACAACCAGTACCTATGCAGATGCAGCCTACTTTTTAGCCGCTGTTTTCTTTGGCGTAGCAGCTTTCTTAGCCGCTGTTTTCTTTGGTGTGGCAGCTTTCTTAGCTGGTGCTGGTGCTGGGGCTGGAGCTGGAGCTGGGGCTGGAGCTTTCTTAACTGGAGCTGGTGTTGGGACTGGGGCTGGAGCTGGTGTTGGAACTAGAGCTGGAGCTGGAGCTGGAGCTGGAGCCTTGATAACATCAGCAATTTGTCTAATTATACCATATATTTCAGATTTGTGTATTTTTGGTCTTTGAAGAGCATGTTCAATTTGTTCTCTGACAGAGTCCATCGCGTAATATATATAAAAGAAATATTATCTTTATACTAAATGTTATTCATAGGCCCAACTCTCCTGAGTGGGATAGGTCAACATTGTAAAAAATATATGGATCTTTTCCCATCAGTTGGTTATACTAAATATATTGAAATACACGAAGAAATACCGGAATCTGACCATGCATTTATATTCGCACTTCCTGTAAATTACTGGTTAGATAGAATACCCGAAATAAAAAGAAAAGTAAAACGTGTTACGTGTATGACAGTATGCGAAACGGAAACTGTACATAAGGATTACGGTAAACTTTTTGATTTATTCGATAAAATTGCAGTACCAAGTGAATACTGTAGACAAATTTTCAAAAGACAATTCCCTAATAAACATTTTTTTGTCATACACGCACATATACCCGATAAAAGACCTTATACATTTTATCATATAGGTAACGTACACGACCCCCGAAAAAATTTTAACAAAATATTAGAGTGTTTCATACGATTAAATAAACCCGATACACGATTGATTGTTAAAGCAACGTGTAAATACCCTGTAAATATAAATGTACCAAATGTAACGGTTATAAACAATCTCATATCCGACGAAGATATGGAAGATATACACAGTAAATCAGATTGTTATATAAGTTTTTCCTCATCTGAAGGTGTTGGTATGGGCGCAGTAGAAGCCGCAATAAGAAATAAACCAGTTATAATAACAGATTACGGGGGTGCAAAAGAGTATATTAACACACCTTATACAATTGAATGTGGTTTACAAAAAATACAAAGAGATGATTTTTTATACGAAGCAGGTATGCAATGGGGAAAGCCCAATGTAGACCAGCTCATGGAATTTATGAATGATGCATACAATAAAAAGTTAAGATACATGGATCATTCTAAAACTCAAATACTTACTAGTAAAGAAAACATTTTACAAGAATTCGTCGTTAATGTAATTGGTCATGAAAATGATAAGTCCAGTCAAGATAGCTCCGGAGGTAAGTGATCCCTTTTGAGCGATTAACATGGCAACAATTTCATCAACGAATCCAATATTCGTTGGTTTTTTCAAAATTTCGGGAATAATTTGCGATATAGCGAGGTAAAGCGCCATGGATATTATAACGGGTCTGAGTGTTTCCTGATCTAACATTTCTATTATAACAATATATTTATTTTTTACTAATATTATAATGTTTTTTACAATATACCCCACACGTCGATTTAAAAGAACACTTTTTACCACTCATCGTGATAGCCTGACATGTAATATCTTTGTGTCTACTTACTACGTGTTTATCCGGGACCGTATCTAAAAAAATTATTTTACTTTTCTCTCTTTTATCGTCGTACTTTTTGCGAGATTCTCTGAGCTTATGAATACTTCTCGCAAATAGTTCACATTTTTCTGTTTGGTTTTTATATAAACCTCTAGCAATATCTAAATCTTTTTTATCATACAACGTGTTCATTTTGACTTTGGGTTTGATTCCTAATATATTTTATATATTTCACCACTGAGGTTATAAAAATACATGTAATTATACCATTACATATAACATAATACCAAATATATTCATAAAACCCTAAAAATGTTGTTAATAACATTGCAATCATAACATAAATAGTATATAAGAAAATACCATGTATACTGTTATTTTGTATACTATGTAGCGGTAATACACACGCCAAACAATTAATTATAGTTAAGATATTATCATACAAAATTGTATAATGTATACTTAATGCAACTAAAAATACATTTAACCAAGCTATCATGACCGAATTAAACAATTCATACTCGGGTTCTTGTTGTTGAACGTGTTGAGTTTCAGTATTAGGTATCACTTCTAACGCGGGTGGTCTTTCCTCTTCATAATTTATACCTATAATGGGAGTTCCATCAGGTTGTGTAATTTCATTATAATACATAAAAGAATAAACCGTGTTTCTTTTATGTATTTTAACATTAGATGTAAAGGTAGATGTTATACGTGCAATAACCCACTTGAACCTTATGTAAAAAGTAACAATTGGCAGGTAAGGGATTTAGTTAGACATTATAGAAAAACTATATCACCTTTATATTGTTACAATAACGAAACTTTTTATAAAATTTATAAACTAAAAGCTCAAAGACTCTGTTATAGCTGTTTTAAACATGATCGACAAAAAATTACACCCCAACAACTTCGTAAACGCGAATGTGGACAATATAATTATTTTAATCGAGTACCTTCTCTATCTGATAAAGATATAATTAGTTGGTTCCAAAGACTATGTAAATATATTAATAAAAGCTATGTCAAGGATAGACCTGTACCACTTTTTTATAGAGAATGTATTTAAAAAATATATACGTAAGTAATAGTATGTGTGACTCAGTATCAGGTCCAAGCACAGGAGCAGCAATCTCTTTAAATGCTATAGGAAAACAAGATACTTACCTTATAGAAAATGATACAGAAAAGTCATTCTTTAAATACAAATTAAAACAACATTCAAATTTTACAAAGTTTCACAAAAGCACTAAAGTTATAAAACCGGGCGATGCTTCACCATCTTGGCCTTTTAACAGGGTGGTCAAAGTAACTCTAAACCCAAGAAATATGGGTGATCTTCTATCTAACATGTATATATCATTAACTTTACCTGCACTAACACAGACTGCCCCGGAAAACTATAACTATACAGATCAGGTCGGAAGACATTTATTTAAATCCATAACAATGCGAGTCGATGAAATGATAGTTGAAAAGTTTCACGCAGATTGGGGTATTATTTACGATGAATTATATCTCGATGAATCTGAAAAGAGAACCAAAAGATATACCGTAAATAGAAATATTGCAGAAGATACGTCTATAGGAAACATTTCTTTATCGAAAAGAACATCTAAACTTTTTATACCTATACCATTTTTCTTTTCAAGAAAATACGAAAGTGATGAATACGAAACAAATAAACCAAATAGACCTTATTTCCCCTTATGCGCTATACATAAACAAAAAATCGAATTCGAAATTGAGTTTAACCCACAATCATTTTTCACAGATTATCCAGATATTATATCGTTAAACTCTTTCGATATAGTCACCGAAGAAATAACCATAGATAAAAGTGAGAAGGTTTACATGAAAAATAATAAATACAATTTTATAACGGATATTGTTAAGAAACACCCAACATTAGAAATAAACCCGGGTGAAATTGATAAAAAAATTGAAATCGTTGCAAACACACCCGTAAAAACACTAAACTGGTTTATTAGAAAAGAAAAGTTTGAAGATGAAACTATAGCTCGAGAATCGAGTCAAGATAATGCAACTTCAGATGGTTTATACTCTTTTCACAACAGGTTCAATATGTCCACACAAGATAAGTACAGTATATTAAATGAATTCTATTATCCACCCATGCATTCTGCTAAAATACACGTCAATGGTGAAAATGTACCAAATATTCAAGATAGCGATCATAAATATTTTAAATATATAGTTCCTTTTACGAGTCGTTTATCTAGACCGTTCAAAAATATATACACGTATGCATTCTCGATGAATCCGATTAATGTGGAGCCATCGGGAAGTCTGGATTTTACACAATTGCGTTCGAATAGAACTACGTTAGATGTAAAAATGGTACCTGATCTTACAGAAACATATAACCTTCACATGTATTACGTTGGTTACCAAACGTTTACTTTTGAAAATGGTTTCATGTCACTTGCTTATTAAATAATTGTTTTTTGTGCTCTTTTATATAATCAATAATCTTATTTTTTATACACCATCTAATAAAATTTAACTGTGCAACAGTTGTACTAATTTTATTATTTGTACCCGGTACGGTATAGTCTATTTTAGATGATCGACAAAATGGATCAAATAATTTTTTACTGTACCCATCTAAACTAGATTTATAGGAACAGTGGACGCTGAAAATTTTACCGTCACCCGTTTTATAAGATAAATTGTTTTTCTTTGAATAGTTTGTTATGAACCATTCAAGATTACGTAAAGATATACCACCGGATTTATTTAATATCTGGTTAAGAATATCTCTATTATTTTCCTGTTCATAAAAAGTGTCTATAGAATGTAATAATATAGTCGATTTATTCATATTCTATAAACATGTACCTAAAACTTTAAACTACTATTTTTATAAAAAATTAAAGGGATTATCTTCAATTCTATTTCGTGAATTATCTTCAACGTATGTTTTAAGATTAGTTAAGACTATCTTATTTGTATCTTGACCGTTAACCATCGATGTATTCTGATTTTTATGATTGCTACAGTAATCACCACACCCCTCCTGTTTGGGAGCCATACAATAACAACCGCGTGTATAAAAACCCTTTTTAATATTACCACCTTTTATACCTCTACAAATTGGATCGTGATCTAGAAAATCTCTTATGGTATTAAAAGGTATTTTAGTCGATATGGACCAAGATTCTAAAGTGGCATAAATGATAATATTAGACCGTTTTTCTATATCGTGTTTAATTTGCTTGATGGTATTAAAAGTTAATGGATCACCTATAACATCTTCACGATATACATCGTCGCATTTAAAATCTATAAGATCTTTTACATGAGGTCTTTTAGATATAAGTTTTGTATAAACTTTACTAAGAACCTTATTAGAAGCTATTTTAATACTTTCATCTATAGCATCTTTTATGACTTTAGGTAAATACATACTATACTTACTAATAAACGTTTTTATTTTTTAACTACTTTTGCCCACATGTCTGAAATTTTTCTCTGATTAGGATCAATTACATTTTTATTTTTTTTACCCGGTTTAGATTTTGTTATAAGCTCACCGAAAATTTCTTCCTTAGCATTCTCAAATAATGGCTCTATTAAATCACACACGGGATTCAAAAACTTATTCAAAAAATAATAAGGATAATCTATTGGTAAGTTATTTTCTTCTACATATTTTGGATCTTCTGCCTTTTCGTAAGCTTTTGCACGTGGATCATGAGTTTTTACAAGAAGATACGGGACACGGTCACCGGATTGTGGCTCTGAACCTGGTTGTCTTTCCCTCATTTTGTTTCTAACCTGAACATGTGATAAATTTTCAGATTTATAAGAATCACTCAATTGTTGGGAAAGTATTAATTTTTCGTTAGGTACCTCACCTTCCAATAACTCTATTGCACGTTGCATAGCGAGAGATTTAGGAGGACCAGTATCACTACTCTCTAAAACAACATCGAGCAGCTCTTTACACACCTCTCGCATATGTGGTGTATTGTCTCTTCTAACCAATTGAAGACCTTTTACATCAATATAGTCCATGTTCATATTACCATCTTTACCTTGTGTCCAAAGTTTTGCTGCGTACCTCTTCTTTGAATACAAAAAGTACGGACAATACACTTTCTCAAGTTCGAGGTTGTTTGGTTTCTTAAATAAATGCGTACACTCAGATGCCGCGCGTTCACCAAGTTCCCAACTATACTTAATAGCTTCATCACCTTTACGTCCACCAACGTCAAATTCAACCATTACAGAATCCGTATCACCATATCTTACCTTTGCACCCGGGAAATTCTCCTCGACGTATTTTTTCGTATCATCAATCATCATCCGCCCCTTTCTTGTCACAGAAGACGCAATCGGTACACATGGTAACATACCTTTGGACGCACCTGTGAAACCATAAACAGAGTTCATGGATACTTTATAAGCCAATTGTTTACCATTATACATCTGTTGGAGAGATCCCGTCGAATTTGCCATATCTTTCTTAGCCTGTTTTCTAAATTGTTTCAATTCTACTAAAATACTTGGTAATAAACTGGGTACATTTTGTACGAATTTAAAATTACCGAAAGTTTCAATTTCCAAATCAGGATACTTTTCCTTATTCTCATACTTAGGATCCATTATGAGTGTTGAATAACACAAATTGTGTGCCATCATTATTGAAGGATACAACGCTTCAAAATCAAGTGCTGTTATAGGTGTGTAATAAGCACCCTTTTGTGCTTCAAGAACGGTCGCACCTTCGTATCCTTCCACCATACCTTCACCCCATGCGAGTGTTGGAACAATGTAGCCCATTTCCCTCGCTTTTTTAGTGAGTTGACTAAACACTTTAATTTGCTGACCTCTTTCTACAAGGTACGAAAGAGGTACCCATGTCGCCTTTGCCATTTCAAGTAGGTTTATCAGTATACATAATTTCGATAAAAGTTTATGTGGTAACAGGGTATCTTTTATACAATATTCCGCGACCTCACGTAATTTTACAGGATCTTCTTCAAGAAAACGTGCAAACATTTCCTTCGCAGGCATATCTATTTTATTATCACCTAAATACAATTTAGACACGTTATCAAGTTTATACGAATCGAGTTTATACCCTTTTTTAACTTCGTGAAATAGATCAAAAATGAACCTACCAGGTAAAGGTAACAATTTGAGTTCATTATCACCGAGTGCACTCGAAGAAAGCTTCTTCGGTTTTATACTACACGTATATTCCCGAAATTTACTCATATTAAAAAAATTGGAACTACACCTTAACTTCTTAGCACGAGTAATGATATAATGCAGATCAAAACCAAATATATTCCATCCGGTTATTATATCAATATCCATTTTTTTCATATAAACACTAAACGCTTCTAACATTTCACGTTCGCTCGAATAACTCAGTATATTACACCCTTCTAAATCAGGGTCTGTTTTTTTATAACAAAAACAGGTTTTGTCGTATGGTTCATCGTTACCGAATATACATAGGGATACTGCAATCTGAAAACAACAATCACCGTCTATATTTGCATCAGGAAATTTACCAGTCGAACTATTACATTCAATATCAAGAGAACATACAACAAAAGGTGCAGTTTCGGGGTTATCTACCGGTTTTAACTGTTTCCAATCCGAACAAAATTTATCAATATCAACGTTTGCGATATTATTGTCCTCACAATCATCACCGGAATCCAACCAGCCAGTGGACTGAATACCGCTTAAGTGCATTAATCTCAGGACAGGATCCAAATTAGATTCAAATACTTTAAGTTTAGAAATTTCACCAGGTAAATTTCTTTTGAGTTTATACGAAGTGCTACGACGTTCAACCAACGTTTCAAATATAAGTTTCATAAAACTGAACTCCTCGTTATTTTGAAATCCCCATACATCCTTAGACTTAACTATATCAAATTCGATATTAAAATCAGGACACAATTTGCATATTTTATCGTGCCATATAGTCGCCCACGATTTTGAATCTTGGCGCGGAAGTTTAACGTAAAAGTACGGTTTAAATTCAGTAGTAAGACAAACGGATTTACCATCGCATGTCTTACCAAATATACTTACCAAATGCTTATTATCATCTCGATCATCGTTAGCTTCCCAGGTAAGAGCTTGAAAAACAACCATATTTCTTAATACGTTATAGCTCAATTTTTTTAATATACTATATTAATAAATATGTCAGCTGCTTTGATTGACCTCGTATCGGTCGGTGCCCAAGATGTCTATAT